GCAAAGTAGAAATAGTCAGTTATGCCTTGACCAACCTGTACGTGTGAGTAAAGCACAAGGCAATATTTCATTTATTACCCAAAATCTGGATTTAGGAGATTTTGCCGCATTTATGCCGGAAGGTTTGGCTATGACGGGTCAACTCAATGGTTATGCTAAAGCGTCTTGGGTAAATGGTGGACATCCTAAACTTGATGCACGCTTAGTGACCAGAAAAGGTGAACTAGGTTTAGCAGCAGAAGACCCTCAAGATCCGCCAACCACGTTGACTTATGATGAGCTGAGTGTAATTGCGAAAAGCATTTCAGATGGTCTATTGTTCCGTGTTGATGTAAAAACACCAGATATTGGTACTGGATACGCGAATGTCATTATTAATCCATACCAACCATCTATGCCAATGCATGGTGAGGTAGCCTTTAATGATGTACAGTTAAAAGTTTTAAAACCATTTATTCAAGATGTGCGTTCAATGAGTGGTACTTTAGCCTTGGCAGGTAAAGTAAATGGTACATTAACCCAACCGCAGTTTACGGGTGAGATGCGTTTGAAAAATGGGGCAATCAGTATGATTTCCCTGCCAGTGAACTTAACCAATGTACAAGTGTATTCATCTATTCGTCAGAATATGGCAACAATTGATGGCGCATTTAACAGTGGACAAGGGGTAGGTTTACTTAAAGGTAGTTTCGATTGGAAAGATTCTCCACGTCTACAGTTGAACTTAAAAGGTGATAACTTACTTGTACGTCAAGCTCCATTAATTACGGCCATTGCAAATCCGAATTTGACACTTGATATGTATCCTTTTGATAAGCGTTTAAGCTTGAAAGGATCAGTAGATGTTCCTCGTGCACGTATTTCAATGCCTGAAACAACAGCACCTGTCATTAATACATCTTCAGATGTTCGTATTGTCCGTCAAGGCCAAGATCCACTTGCAATTTTACGTGCAGCAAAACCTTGGGATATCCGTGCCGATATTTCGGTAAATATTGGTAATCAAGTTATCTTCCAAGGCTTTAACAGTAATATTCCTTTAGTAGGTCGTTTGAACTTAACTCAGCGTGGTTATGAAACGGCAATGCGCGCGATGGGTGCTATTGGTGTAAGTCAAAAGGTGAAAATTGAAGCTTATGGTCAAAGCTTAGATTTAAACCGTGCTATTGCCCGTTTCAATGGCCCATTGGCAAACCCAACTTTAGATATAGATGCAAATAAAAATGTTCAGGGTAGTATGGTTGGCGTTCGTGTTACAGGTACTGCATCATCACCAAACATTCAAGTTTATAACGATGCGGGCTTATCTGAACAAGAAGCATTAAATGCATTAGTGACAGGTCGTATTAATGAAGGCTCAAGCGGTTTAAGTAATGCGGAAGGTTTTAAATCTGATGTAAACAATACAATCGCTGCTGCTGGTATTAGTATGGGCTTGGGCGGTACACGCGCTTTCACGAATCAAATTGGACGTACTTTCGGCTTAAGTGGTCTTGCATTAGATGCACAAGGTACGGGTGATGATACTCAGGTAAGCTTAACTGGATATATTACGCCTGATTTGTTTATTCGTTATGGTGTCGGGGTATTTACGCCAGTCAATAAACTTACGCTGCGTTATCAAATGAATCGCCGTTTATATTTAGAAGCAAGTCAGTCTTTAGAACGAGCGATCGATTTATTCTACAATTGGCGTTTCTAAAGTATTGAAATGATAATGCTCTATAAGTAATTGAAAAAAATATAGTAAATTTCTTATTGATGTTTATCTAAAATAGCTGTGTAGACTATATGTAGACTGTTGCTTATTTTGGACCTAAGATATGAGTGTAAAACTCTTGATTTGGTCCAAAAATGAAGCTTAATAAAACAAATGTAGATGCTATCCCTTTGACCGAGTCCGGTCAAAAGATTTATCGAGATTCTGACCTGATTGGCTTTGCTGTTCGGGCTACAACAAAAAGTAAGGTTTTTATTGTAGAGAGACGCAATGAAGGCAAGTTGTATCGAATCACAATTGGTAAAACAAATGAGTTTTCAGTAGCAGAAGCAAGAAAGCAAGCCCAAGTACTTCTGGCCGAAATTGCCACAGGTAAATATAAAGTTAAAAGTGAACCTGCAAAAAATAGCCCAACCTTTCAAGAAGCTTTTGAGCTTTACTTAAAACATAAAAAGCTTAAGCAGTTATCTATTAATACATATAATCATTGTTTTCGAACCTTTCTCTATGACTGGAAAGATAAAGATATTTTCGAAATTTCCAAAGATGAAGTATTTGAAAAGTTTTTAAAGCTTTCTGAGTATAGCGAATCGCAAGCCAACCTATCTCTAAAGATGTTTGGCTCAATTTGGACATTTGCAAAGATTCACTATTCTACTGAACAAAATCCAATATTAAAAACCAACCCTGTAGATATTATCCCTGCTAAAAGGGGCTGGAATAAGATTAAACCAAGATCACGCCATCTAGATGAAGATCAAATCCCTGTATTTTACAAGGCAGTAATGGAGTATCGTGGCGAGGATTCTATAAGGCTAACCGAGTTTACTAACTCAACTAGAGACCTTGTTCTATGCGTAATGTTTACTGGCTGCCGTCGGGATGAAGGTCAGACCTTAAAATGGTCAGAAGTTGACATTGAAAAAGGCACCTTTGTATTCAAGGACCCAAAAAATGGAGATGATCATTTGTTGCCTATGGGTGATCAATTGTGGGCAATTTTGAAAGAGCGATATAAAAACCGGAATGGTGGGGGTTATATCTCTACTCCTGATGGCGTTCTTGACTATGTAGAGAGACAAACTGGTATTAAGATTTCACTACACGACCTAAGAAGAACATTTGCTACTATCTGCAATAATCTTGACTATGGTCAATATACAATTAAGCGCCTTCTCAATCATAGATCCGGCGCTCGTGATGATGTCACTGGTAATTACGTTCAGGTATCGATTAAAAAGCTTCGCAAGGCCATGAATGACATTGAAGCCGTTTATCGTGGCGAACTTAATCCCTTTGACTAACTAGCTCTTGCAAGTTGAGCCGTATTAAATACTTTCTTAGAAGCCTGATATGCCAGCACATCAGCCTTTTGATAGGCAACACATCTGCCGACTTTTGAGTAAGGCAGACTGCTACCATTACAACGCATGGCTTGCAAAGTATGAGTGGAGCATTTCAAAAACAATGCTACTGCTTCCTGACCAAAACTCTTTTCTAAAGGGGCTTCTAGGAATTCTTCTAAAAGCTCCTTTTTTTCCTGTTCGGGCGGAGAGCAATCTAAAGCCTATAAAATTATGTTCGCTGCTGAACAGGCTTTTGCTATTGCCCGTTCTATTATGGCTATTCAGACAGGTATTGCTGAGGCAGCTGCAAATCCTTTCCCATACAACTTGGCAGCTATGGCGAGTGTCGCAGCAAGCACTGCAAGTATTGTTTCGAATATTCAATCAGTATCAGGCATTTTCCACGGTGGTAAAGACTATGTTCCTAAAGAGGCGACTTATCTTCTAGATAAAGGTGAGCGTGTTGTTTCACCACGCCAAAACCAAGACTTAACAAGCTTCTTGGCTTCTCAGC